AATGTTTAGATTGTGCTGGGTTCATGCCTGCGACCTCGCGTATTTATCAAGCATTTCCATAGCGTCGAATAACCATGCATCGCGATGGTTCGGGCTATCTTTTACCGGCACGCAACCAGCGTCTTCGAAATAAGCGACCATCCGGGTCAGCTGCTCGGCAAACGTTGCTGTGATGTCGCTCATGGCCCCACCCGATGCATAACAGCCGCGAGCCAGTCAATCGCCGACCGGGCAAATACGCAGGCCGAAATGATCGCCATAACCACGATTGCAATGTTCAGCACGCGCTCGGGCGTTACGTCGATGCGCGGCTTGGGGACGGGCAGGGTCTTCGTTGCGCGCCATTCGGCTGCTGCGGTGGATTGTTCTTGACGGGTCATGCCGACACCTGCGCAAATGTGCGGTAGACGGACTGCGTTGTGGGCTTAAGCGTCGTGCCGCGATTGGCCTTGCAAACGTCGATTGCGCGAACGGTGCAGCGAACTTTTGCAAACGTGGCGAGCAGTGTTTCCCAGCGCGCCGCCGTATTGCTGCACAGCGATGTGATGACGATCTGGCGACCGTAGACGCGGATTTCTTTCGACGCGATCCCGGATGCTGCAAGGACTGCTGCCATTTTCGATTGTGGGGTTTCGGTCTTCATCGTCTCTCTCCGTGCCGTGGTGGCGGTATGGGAGAGATAGTAAACGCGCTTACCCGCAATGTCAAGCGATTTGCATATTTATTTTCAACATGCACAAAAAAAGCCCAGCGAGGGAAAGCTGTTGACATTGATAGTAAGATAGTTTACTGTCGTCAGTATGATCAAAAAAGAAGCAATATCTCTGTTCGGATCGCCCGAGGCTCTTCGGATCGCGCTCGGCCTGAAAACTCGTCACGCCGTCTACATGTGGCCCGACGACGAACCGATTCCCGAAAGGCATGAATTGAAGATTCGTTATGTGCTCAAGCCGGAAGCGTTCGGCAATCGCCCGGCCAAGAAAACAAAGCCCGAACTCGCCACCAAGGCGAGTGCTTAGCATGTCACCCCTTTCAGCACGTTCCCCCGCGTGCGAAACAGCGGCCAGTGCGTTTCCCCGCGCACGTGGTCGCACCCTTTCTCCAACCCTCGCTACTGCGCAGGCCGCGCGTTCTAGCGCGTTGGTGGCTGGGTTTTCTTTGCGGTTCGGCGGGTTCTTGTCATGAGCGACTGGCCGGCAAAATCAAAGGCTCCGCACGTGCCACGATCGGATGGGGGCCGTCAGTGTATAAGCTGCCGGCAATTCATGCCGCCAGAAAATTTTGGTACCCAAACGAATAATCGCAATTACTGCAAGACTTGCAGAAGTGGCGCAGGTAGTAAGTCATACGCCAAAAGAAAGCAGGCTGTCGCATGAGCGACATAGCAGATAACGCAGCCGAACTGATCCAGTTCACCCTGGACAACGCATTACGTGCGCGCCGGAACGCAGCAGCACGCCCCATACCGGCTTGCGAAGAGTGCGGCCTAGTGCCGGCCATGAAGCTGCCGAACGGCGTGCAGGCGCGCTATTGCGCTGATTGCTGGACTGAGATTCGGGGAGCGGAATGATCACCAATCATCACGTTTGCATGACCGACAAACAGCGCGCAACGCTGATCGATCATTACGACTGCCTAATGCGTCTTGCTGGATCCGTTGGCGAGCGCAAACGCATGGTAGATGCCGCCGATCGCATCCAAGAGCTTGAACGCAGCCGGTCGCGATTTCTCACGCGCGAGGAATGCGTGGTGATCGGGCTGGACGTTGACGCGGAGATGTACGCATGACCCTCACGCCCGCCGACTGCGCGCGCAATCTGGCGCATACGAACAACGCCCTTGACTACCTCAATGGCAGGACATCGCGGGGCGCGTATGAGGCCGCTGAGGCGATTCTGATCGCGCCTGTTGAGTTTGCGCAGCCTAAATTGCCGATGAGTGTTGCCGCATGAAATTGATCCGCGTTCGCACGGCAATAAAACGCCTCGTGATCGCTTCCTATTGTCGTGGAATTCTGCCGACGCCGATAGCTGCGTTGCTATTCCGCATGTTTGAACTTCGGGGGCTCTGATGGCTGGTGACTGGATCAAAATGCGCAACGATCTGCCGAATGACCCGGCTGTCTACAAGATCGCTGCACTGACAAGGCTAGATCGCTTCGCCGTGATAGGCCGCCTGTACGCTTTTTGGTCATGGGCCGACAAGCATGCTGTAGACGGTCGTGTAGACGGTGCAACGTCTACCGTAGTAGATGACGTTGTTCGACATGATGGATTTGCAGAATCACTGGCCGCTGTTCGCTGGCTGGAAATTTCTGAAGATTCGATCACATTACCCCATCATGAGCGCCATAACGGCGAGTCCGGCAAGGAAAGGGGGCTGAAAAACGCTCGTCAGGCCCGGTGGAGACAGTCTAAGACGACTCAAGCGTCTACCGATGTAGACGTTCAAGCGTCTACATCACCGTCTACCGAACCGTCTACCAGAGAAGAGAAGAGAAGAGAAGAGAAGAAAGAGCAAAAGAATAGTTCACCGACTCGCGTCGGCGGAACGAGATTTGAAGAATTCTGGTCGGTCTATCCGCGTCATGTGGCGCGCAAAGTTGTCGAACAGCGGTGGAAGAATCGCAAGCTCGATCGTGTAGCGGATTCAATCATCGCCAATGTTCGGCTCAGGCTGTCCGGTGACTGGTGCGGCAAAGATATGCAATTTATTCCGCTGCCGCTGACCTACGTCAATCAGGATCGCTGGGATGACGAAACAGATGCGCATGGCAAGCCTGCCAACAGTGCCGGCGTGCCCGAATATCACCAGCTGAGGGGCATCTAGTGCGCGCCTCTGACATCGCAAAGTTGCTTGCCGGAAAGGTCGAATCGGTGTGCACCATGTTGCTTCCGAATGGCAAGCGATCAGGCCACGAGTGGCGTGTTGGTTCGATCACAGGCGAGCCGGGAAAGTCTATGGGCGTGCACCTGACTGGCGAAAAGTCGGGTGTGTGGCTTGATGGCGAGACGGGGCAATCTGGCGACCTGATTGGTCTATGGATGGCGGTTAAATCGATCGACTTGGGTGAGGCATGCCGCGAGGCGCTGAGCTTTCTCGGAATCCAAGAAGATCGTCCGCGACCACCTGTAGAACGCCAGTGGAAGCGCCCCACACGCGATGGTGTGGCGAAGCTATCCGATGCTCACGCGACATGGCTGCGCGATGTGCGCAAGCTTCCAGATGCGTCCTTGGTGGCTTACAAAATAGCCAGCCGTGGCGAAAGGATCATGTTTCCGTCGATGCTTGGCGATGATCTGGTATTTGCGAAGTACAGGACAACCGACAAGCGATTTTCAGCGGACGCGGATTGTGAGCCGATCCTGTTCGGCTGGCAGGCAATACGTCCCGAAGCTCGCGCCGTGGTTATCACGGAGGGCGAACTCGACGCCATAGCTATGCACGCTTACGGTGCGCCAGCTTTGAGTGTGCCGACAGGCGCCGGATCGAATGGCTGGATTGATCGCGAATTCGACCGCCTTGAGCGGTTCGATACGATTTTCCTTTGCATGGACAGCGACGCCGCTGGACAGAAAGCAATTCCCGGAATTGTAGAGCGATTGGGTCGCGAGCGCGTCAAGGTAGTTAAGCTCCCCGGCAAGGATGCCAACGATTGCCTGATTCGCGGCGTAGATGCCGCAACAATCATCCTGGCGCTGCGTGATGCACGCACGATGGATCCCAGCGAACTCCGCAACGTCGGCGAATTCGAGGATGACGTATGGGCCGAATACTCCCGCGTCGATGATGGTCTGGAACTACCATGGAAGAAAACGCGCGACATGATCAAGCTTCGCGACGGCGAGGTTTCAATCTGGGCCGGCGTGAATGGTCATGGCAAATCCGCAGTGGTCAGCCACATAGCTGGGTTCTTGGCGTGCAGCGGCGTCAAAACATGCGTGGCCTCGATGGAGTTTCGAACGTCGCTCTGGCTGATGAAGATGAATCGCCAAATATCCGGCGTGGCTGAGCCGACAGAGATGTACTGCAGGCACATAAACCAATTGCTTGCGCAGCACATGTACGCCTTCGACGTGGCCGGCGCATCCAAAGCATCGCGGATCCTTGACGTGTTCGCTTACGCCCGCCGTCGGTACGAGATCAAGCTGTTCGTTATCGACAACTTGACGAAGTGCGGTTTTGCCGATGACGACTATCCGGGCCAGAAAAAGTTCGTAGAGGAACTGACCGACTTCGCCCGCACGACCGGCACTCACATCATGGTCGTGGCGCACATGAAAAAGGGCGAGACGGAGGACAAGCCCGCCGGCAAGTTCAACGTGAAAGGCAGTGGCGGCATCACTGATATGGCCGATACGCTTGTTGAGATATGGCGCAACAAACCCCGCGAGCGTGCTGTTACCGCCGCCAAGGAATCGGGCGCGCCGATCGATGAGCGTTTCTCTGATCAGGCCGATACGCGACTCTTAGTGCTGAAACAGCGGGCGACCGGAATCGAGCCAATCATAAACCTGTGGTTCAACTTTCCGACCACGCAATTTCTGAGCAGCCGCGAGCACAACCCGCGCCCGATGTTGGACGTGCGCGGGCTGAACTTTGTCGCATGACTCCGCGCGAACAGAACCGTCTCGACTTCCCGCAATGTGCCGCGGCAATCGACCTACTTCAACCAAAATTCGGAAAGGTGAAAGTGATATGGGCCAGCGAGAACGGGAGGGAAATAGGGACGACGCCGGAGCCGGGCGCAGCGTGGCCGCTCAGCCTGGTTTATTCGGCCCCGAAGATTTCGCGATGAGACCACGTATGCGCAAGTTCGATACGCAAGTTTCCGACATGGCGGCGATATTCGTATTCACCCATTTTGCGATTCGACAGAGTAACCCGAGCGGTGCGGAACTCGATTTCAGAACGCAGTTTGCGCGCCGGATGTGGCGTGATGCGCGAAGTAACGCCGGACTGTGCGCCGGTAATGGCGTGATCGCATGAGAATCGAAGTCATCGGCGATGCAACTTTGTATCTCGGCGATTGCCGAGAGATTCTTCCGTCGCTTCCGAAGGTGGATGCGGTGGCGACCGATCCTCCCTACGGAATACAGGCGAATAAAGCCAAAGCGCATAGCACCATTCGCGACAATGCCGCTTGGAGCGGTGGCGATTGGGATGATGCGCGCCCTTTATCTGATATTTTTTCTTTGATACTTAAATCTGCGCCCAGTGTTGCTATCTGGGGCGGTAATTATTTTGCCGATCTTTTACCCGCATCTAGCGGGTGGCTTTGCTGGCGAAAGCCGGAGGCTGAAACTGGTTTTTCACTGGCAGATGCTGAGCTGTGCTGGACAAATGGGGCGTTTGCAGTACGAATAAAAACATGGTTGCGACGCGATGGAAACGAGCACCCAACGCAAAAGCCGGTATCCATTATGGAATGGACTCTAGGATTTTTGAAATCAGGATTAACGCTTGACCCATTCATGGGCAGCGGAACAACCGGCGTCGCCTGTATGAATCTTGGCCGTAAATTCATCGGCATCGAAATCGACGAAAAATACTTCGACATCGCTTGTAGGCGAATAGATGACGCGCAGCGCCAATTGAGGTTGATCGCATGAGTCCCGAACTAACCGCTATCAAAGCATTGCTAGACGACGAACTGGCGTCAATGCTTTCCGGCGCAACCCACTATGCAAAATTATTTCAGTCGCTACAGCACGCGCTAACACTCGAAACCCGCCGCCGTAAAACGAAACAAGGGAAAACACAATGAGTCTTGAGCCGACCGAGTTAGACAGAGTAACAGACAGCGTAAAGCGCTACGGCGAGCACTGCTATTCGCTTGGTGTGCAAGCGGGGCGAGTGGACTCCGAAGACGCGGCCTCGTTGGCGCTAAAGAGCTTCATCCGCGCATTACAGCGATACGGCATTAGCAGCGATTACGAAGACGCAGACGCAGCTATTGCCGCATTAGTCGATAGATCGCAAACGTTGGCATTGCTGCAAGAAAAAGGAGTAGACGCAGGATGATTACAACAAGGCTATCAGACGATGAATTTATCCGGCTATCACGTGAGGCTTCGGCGCGGGGTAGCAGTGGCGTGAAGTTTGCCGCCGAGCTTGGAATTAACATTCGCAGCTTGCAGCGTCGGCGCGTGACGCTGAAAAATAATGGCGTTGAATTGCCGCCATTGTGCGGATCAACGATCAATCCTGTGCAGTTTAGTGATGCTCCGCCACGCCGGCATATCTATGTGCCGGACACGCAGGTGCGTCTCGGTGTGCCTGTTGACCACCTGCCGTGGGTGGGGAAATACATCGCAAAAATGAAACCTGACGTTATCGTGTTTGCTGGCGACTGGTACGACTGCCCGAGCATGTCAACACACGATGCGCCCGGCTCAAAAGGCAAAGAGGGTGCGCGATACGTTGACGACATTAAAGCCGGCAATGACGCGCTAGACGCACTCATGCAGCCGATACACGAGGCGAAAAACAAGCCCGACAACAACGGCAATCCGTGGCAGCCTGAAATCCACGTAACGCTTGGAAATCACGAAGACCGAATCCGACGCATGGTCGAAACGAACCCGGTTTTAGAAGGGGCAATCGGATACCAAGATTTTGGCTTCGTAAAAAACGGTATTACCGTTCACGACTTTTTGTCTCCTGTCGTCCTGGACGGAATAGCATATAGCCACTACTGGTCTGCGCCAATGACCGGGCGCGCTTACGGCGGGATGGCGTCAACGATTCTAGGCAAGCTCGGCCATAGTTACACGCAAGGGCATAGGCAGGTATTCGACTACGCGACAAAAAACTGCCAAGTAACAGGCCGCGAAATGATCGGGCTAATAGCCGGTGCGTGTTATGTCCACGCCGAGCCTTATTTGGGATATCAAGGTAACTCACATTTTCGCGGATTGATCGTTAAAAACGAAGTGCACGACGGTCATTATGATATAATGCGAGTAAGCCTGAATTACTTGTGCAAACAAAATGAAGGAATGGGTCTGCGTAAATTCCTCGAAATGAAATATCCGCAATCGGCATGGGGTCATATCAAGTGAATATCACTTTAGACAACCCACAAGAACGCCGCGTAATCGTCGGGCTGGCTGGCCGCAAGCGTGTGGGGAAGGACAGCATCGCGGATATTTTGATTTACGAATACGGGTTTATATCGGACTCTTTCGCCGCACCGTTTCGCGATTTTATTAGTCAAGCAATATGCTGTGATTTTGCAGATGTTGTTGATAAAGAGGCCCCTATTGACTGGCTCGGCGGAAAATCGCGCCGCGAACTAATGCAATTACTTGGCACTGCGTGGGGCCGCAAAATGATCCACGCCGACATCTGGATAAATGCGCTGCGTCAGCGAATCGCGAAATACCCCGCTAGTCACACCTGCCCGCTAGTGATCACCGACATTCGTTTCGAGGACGAAGCGCAAGCCGTGCGCGATATGGGTGGCTGGGTAGTGCATGTGCGCCGCCCACAACTGCCGTACACCGACATGCACGAATCCGAATCCGATTTACAGATATATAAAATGGACGGAATCGTTT